GGCTCGTGCCCCGGATGCGTGATTCCGCCCCCGCACAAGTTGCACGGGTTCTGCATCAGTTCGGCGCTCGTCACGTCTGGTGCCGCCAACGAAACTGGATGCGGTTGGTCCTTCTCGATCACCGGCTCGTTTGGTGAGAATGTTTGGACCGGCACGAAGACCAAAGGTGAGGGTCCAGTAGGTAAATATTTCAAGGTTTCAGGCTGCTCGCCCGGCCCCGATTGCGTGGAAGTTGAGGCGTATTAAACGTTGCGATTATGCGGCAAAAAACCCACCTTTTAGTGACTACGCATGAATGACACGAACCTGATTATCTCAGTGGCTCAAATCCCGGTGACTTTCCGAGGAAAGCCCAACGATCTCGCCCAAGAGATCGTCAAACGGATGAAAATCGTGTCCCCGAGCGGGTCAAACTTCATCTTCATCGGCGACACGGAACCGACATCTGATGTTGGTCCGTGGCTGAAAGACGGCAGCAAGTGGTATGTCTTCGATGACGAGTTGAAGCGGTATGTGCCGCAGGATATTTCCGACTCCGAGACCCGCTGGTTTCAGACTGGAAAGAATGCGCCGTCCGAAACCGACCCTCCGGTGTGGCTAAAGACCGATAAGGACGCGACTGAGGATGACCCGAGCATTGGTAATCCGATTAGCTGGCACGTTTACAACGGTGCTGCGTGGGTGCCTTTTTCCGGGATCGTATTGTCCGGCCCGACTGCGAATCGTCCGAATGCGCCGGTGGAGTATCAGCAGTATTATGACACGGACATCGCGTGTTTGATTTGGTGGGAGCGCAATGCGTGGCGCACAATGGCGGGTGTCCCGGGTGACATCAAGTTTGTCGCGTTCACCGTCTTGACGGAAGCACTCACTCGGAATCCCGGCTGGTCTGTTTTCGGCGAAGGCAGTCAGAGCGTGCGCGGTCGATGGATTTCGCAAGCGACAAAAGATGCAGGGGCCACTCCCGAAACGGAGTTGACGGTTGCTGCCGGGCTCGCGACGCGTGCTGCGTTCGAAACTTACGGCGAGAGCACGAGTTTGGACATCGCGGATGGTGGTGGAAGCACCTCGTTCCCCGCGACCATCGCTCTCTGGTGTTTGCAGAAAGACTAATTTATGTGGGACTCACTTTTCGGCGCGGTTGGTAGCATCGTTGGCGGCTACATGCAAGCCAATGCTATCGAGGACGCCACAGAAAAACAAATCGAGGCGATTGAGAAACAGCGCCAGTTTGTTTTCGATCAACTCAACCCGAGCAAAATCAACAACAAGGCGCGCATCGCCGACGAGCAGCGCGCGCAGGATCGTCTTCGTCTTCAGGGCATCATTGACCCGGAGCTACTGAACCAACGTTACAATTCTCAGAAGCAAATTTCTGATCGTCTCGCAGGTCTAACCGGCGATGATGCTGACAAGGTTGCCGGTGTCGCGGCTGATGAGGCCATTGCTGGGACTCCGGGGCTCAATGATGTCAAAGCGAAACTGATTGATGCGGCACTCAGCGAGATTAACGCGGGTGCGAGCATCCCCCCGGATGTGCAGGCCGAACTAGTCAATGCGGGTTTGGAACAGACCGGGCAGATGAGCGGGTCCGCTACTACCAAAGGTTTTGGTGGAAACATTTTACGTCAGATCATCGGCACGGCTGCGATTCAACTCAAGGCCGACCGTCAGGCGCGCGCCACGAAGCTTGCGGAAGCGGCGCAGGACATGGACGTGAAACGTCAAGCGGTTCTCGGCCAGCTTTTTCCGAATCTCGTAAACAAGTCGGTTGCTAAACTCGGCGCGGCGCAGAGCGTGCTCAGTCAATCGAATCAGATGGTGCCCGAAGCGGGTCTCGGCGGCACGGACATCGCGAATCTTTGGCTCGCGCGCGTGGGCGCGACGAATCAACTCGCGCAGAGCGCGGCGGACGTTGCCTCTCGCGGAACAATTGGTCAGGCCAACGCTGTCGGGAACATGATCGGTGGCGCGGCCAGTGGGGCCGGGTCACTTTTGAATGCGATCCTGAACAAGCCAAAGACCATGAGCGACGACGAATATTATTTTCGTAACCCGGTATAACCTATGGGCTGGACTGCATCAACCTTACTACCCAAGACCATGATTCGCAATGCTGTGAATCAGGCCATGACACCGGAGCAAAAACTTGCGGCGTCTGGTGGTGTCACTCGTCAAGCTTTGACGAATGCCATCGTCCCAGCGGCTACCAACGGAACCGGCGCAAATGTTCGTCGTGACAATGTCGTTCCGGGGACGACGCATCCGGTGGACAACGTTACACCCGCGCCCACAAACGCTCCGTCATTTTTGAATGGTCAGAATCAGTCTACGAATCCGCAACAGGATTTACTTTCGATGCTTCAGGATTTGATCGGTGGCCAGAAGCAGGACCCGGATTTGGTCAAGGCGCAAACGGTGCTCGCGCAACAGCAAGCGATGCAGGTGGCACGCGATAATGAAGCGGCTCGTAACCGCGAAGTTAATATGGCTGCACAGGACTATCTGAAAAGCCAACTGAAAGACGCAGCGAAATACACGACCGGCAGTGTCGGAAACATTCTCACGCAGCGGTATAATGATCGCCTGAAGGTTCTTCAGAGCGGTCAAGACCTTAACTGGTTGACGATGCCCCAATCTAACTACTCTGTGCCGAAGCGCAGCGGTTGGACCGGTCCCGCCATGCCCGGAACGTGGGGACTATAATTTTATGGGTCTCGAATCAGCACCTCAGCAATCAATCGGTCGCATTGATCCGTCGTCCATCGTGGCGAAACCGGACCATGTGATCACGCCCCTTGCCGTTGAGCAGCTTTCAAACGCTGTGCGGCAAGGATTCATCACGGCGGAGGATATCAAGGGCCGTATTGCCGCTAACCCCGCGATTACGGAGCAGCAAAAGCTGGCCGCGATGATCGCGAAGGAAGGGCAGTCTCCCGAGGCGCAAGCTGTGCGCGCGGGCGCGACGCATCTGGCGGGCTCCGACATCGAAGCCAAAGAGGCACAGATCAAGTATGGACCCGCGATTCAGTATTTTCAACAGTTCGCCCCTGAGGCGGGCATCCCGGCTCCGGTCACGAGCACCGGAAAACCCGACTACGCGAAGATGGCCGAACTCGGCTCGCAACTTTACAACTGGAAAATCCAGAAGCAGACCGCCGTTGATCGTCTCACTCCCGTGGAGTGGAAAGAGGGACTTAAAAATGGCCAGAAGGTTCTGCTCAAGTTCAACAAGTCCGGCGAGTTGATCTCTCCCGAGTTGGAAAATGAACTTCACACGCGCGTGATGACTCCGTTCTCCGGTGTTCAGCCCGGTGCGGTGCAGGCCGCCCCGGTTCAGCAAGCCGCTCCTACCGCTCAATCGGCTGTGCCAGCGGTGACGCCCAATTTTTCTGGACCCGCGAGCACGCAGCAAGAGGCGATTGCCCGTGATCAACAGCTTTCGAAGTTGTTACCGACTGCCATCCAGCCGAAAGCGGCTGCTCAGGCTCCGGCGATGCCTTCTGTTCAACCAGCGCGATCCACTACTGCGGTGCAACCCGTAGGCACGAAGATTCCCGGCGTTGGCATCAGTCTCGGTGCGAACCTCACGGAGGAAGAAAATCAGCGCAAAGAAGCTGCGGGCGTCGCGAGCAACCTCGCGGTGAACGATCAACTGAAGCAGAACGTTTCGGAAGCGAAGAAACTTTTGATGCAAGCTAACATCGTCGGACCCGGCGCGGGTAGTTCGGTGGTTCAGACGTTGAATCAGGTTGGGGCGGCTCTCGGTATTCGTGAAACGGAATATAACTCTCAGCAAAAGCTGGTGCAACTCATCAACAAGAAAGTGCTCGAAGGCGCGCAGGCCATGAAAGGCAATCTGTCCGACAAGGACGTTCGCTTTTTGCAGCAATCGTTCCCGGGCCTTACATCAGACGAGCCTACGTGGAACAGCTATCTTGATCAGTGGGACAAAATGCTGGACCTCAACAGTCAGGTGTTGCGCGGCGTGTCTCCCAAAGGCGCATCCATTTTCGATCAAGCGAACGCAGCGGTTAAGCCCGGTGGTGCGGCCCCTGCGGCTGCTCCTGCGGCTCCGCAAGGCCAGATGGGTCCTGTCATCAATTTACCCGGTCGTGGCCCAGTGCGGCGCGGCCCGGACGGTCAATTCTACCCTGCTCAGTAATTATGTCCGAACCGCTCCAGCTAACGCCCGAGGAAATCTCGGCGTATGAAGCGGCTGCTCAACAGCAGCCTGCCTCGATCAACCCGCTCCGGGACCTTTCGGCGGACGATTTGTTTTCTCTTGCGACTCAGGACAAGGAATTCGATCTCGTCAACGAGTTTCGCCGTAACAAGGACTTGTGGGGGGATCAGAATCTCGTCAGCAAGGTCGCTGACGTGCATGAGCGCATCAAGCAGCGCGGTTTTCAACTTTCAGATATCCCCGGCCCCGGTAAAATGGCGCACACTGCCTTCGGCATCGCGAAGGGCTTCGGGAAACAGGCGTGGAACTATGCTAACGCGCTGATCGGCGTTCCCGTCGCGGGCGCGATTGGTGAAATTACCGGCGATGCGAGGAACCCGGGCTTCCATACGGAACTCGCGCAGGAAGGACAGCGCCGGGTGATGGAAAACGTCGCGGGAACTGAGTCCGGCATGTTTGGGGTCGCTCAACTTGGAAAGAAAGCCCTCAACACTGTGAAGAAATCGGCGCTCGCGTATAGCGGGGTCGAGGAAAATCTCACGCCGGAGCAAAAAGTAAGTAATTTATGGTCTGATGTCGGTGTCGGCGATATCGCCGAGGACATCACGAAAGGCAAAGGCGCATTTTTGACACCAATTGGTGTCAATGTGCGCGAGGAACTCGAAGCCGCAGGCAAACCGATCCGCCCCGAGGAAGTTCAGGCCCTTGCAGCGGGTGATCCCGTTTCTTTTTATACATATGGCCGCGCTTTTGGTGGCGCAGGTAAGGCTGTTGGCCGCGCTGCTCAGGAAGTTCGTGCTGCGTTGCCCGCAGGCGTCACGAAAGCAGTTCAAGCGACTGCTGCGAAGCTGCCCACGGCTGAAGAAGCGGCTGGTAAAGCGATTCAGGCTACTGGAAATCTTGTGGACCTCGGGGGACGCGCTGTTAAGGTCGCTGGACCCACTGCTGGGTTTGTTAAGGGTGCGATGACGGGCGGACCCATCGCAGCCCTCGCAGGTTTGAAGGGCGGCGAGATCGCGGCGAAGTTGGGAAGCAAAGTTTCCAAGATCGGTGAAGGTATCAAAGCCGCAGGTAAAGAAGTGGCTGGAGAAACTCCCGTTACGTCGGCCACAGCGCAGCTTGCGAAGGACGTGGCCAGTTCCGTGCCCAGCACTGCCGCTGAGATCGGCAAGGGCCTCGCGTTCGACATCGGCACAGCCGCGTTGACCTCTGAATCCCCGCACGACACCCAATCGGTGGGTATTGGCGCTTTTTTCGGCGGCATGAACGCAGCCAAGCGGGCGGGCGGGCGCATCATGAGCGGTCAGATCGTCGCACCGCGCGAATGGGGTGTTGATAAGTATGTTCCGCCTTCCGGGCAGGTTGATTCCAGCTTCGAGAACATGCATATCGCTGCAACGAAGGACGCGTCGCCAGCGGTGAAGGTTCGTTTAAACGCCATCCGTCAATTCCTCAAGGGCTCGCATGCGGACGCAGATGTGTTCCTCGCGAAGGACTCTGCATCGCTGGAAAATACTCTGAAGCAAAACGGCGTGAGCGATGCGCAAGCGAAAACTCTTTCCCAACAGGAAGGGTTCTTCACCGCGAACATCCCCGGCAAGAACGGTGGCACCCGGCGCGTGATCATCGCCCGCAATGTGGATGCCGCGCCCCACGAAGCTTTTCATGCGATTCAGGATGTGCTCGGTGAGGACGCGAATCAGCACATCGATCAGATCGTCCGTCAAGAGTATGGTCCTCAGTGGGAGCAAGAGGGTCAGCGTTACGCCAATCGTATCGCCCCGGGCGGAGACTGGCGCGAGATCATTTTAGACTCGACCGGCACCGGCTTGGACTACGCGAAGGAAAAGATCGCGATGTCGGTGGGCAATGAGTATCGGAATATCACCGGTGCCGAACCTACGGCTGAATACGTGCAGGCTCGCACGAAAGAAATCTTGGGCCAGAAGATGGACGCCGCTCTGGAAGCGAATCAGGGCGTTGATCCCAATCAGATTTCTCAGCAAGTGTGGCGCGACATCCTCTCGCCGCAGGAAGCTACCGCGATTGCGGATTCATATCTCGCTCGCGAACTCGCGGCAGAGAATTTCGACATGGTCTTTAAGAACCTCAGCGCCGCGTTGCAGAATCCCGGGCTCCCGGGCCGTCTCGCGCGCGTTGTGGCGAACTTGGTCAGCACCCTTGGTGGTGAGCCACTGTCGCCGGGGGTCACGTCTCAAATCGGTCAGGTCTCGCCTAAGTTCAAAGTGACTGAGGCAGTCCGGCTTGCTCCGCACCTCGTTCAACCCAAAGCCGGTTCACCCAAACCGGAGATTTTACCCGTCGTTAAACCGAAAGGTCCCAGTGAACCCTTGCTTCCGTCTCCCAAGCCCAATGAGCCCAAGCCCGAAGTCAAAGAACCCATCACCGAAGAAAACCCGGCACAGATCGCTGCGGAAGCGCCTACAACACCTATTGCAGGTGGCACAGCTTCGCCCCGAGAACTACTCGGGACGATTGCGGAAGCTATCGCTCAGCGAGCAGGAGTTAAAATCAATTATCTC